CGTGATATAGCTGATGCCCCTATAGTTGTAGCCCGAGCAAATCGTCCAATAACTGGGACATCTTGTAATCGAGAAGATATTGAAGCCAATGCAGTAGCAGGTGCAGAAATTGGACCATTACCATATTCGTCACTATATACTTTCTTTGATTGCAATGGAGTAGCAACAGTAGGACCCATTAACTCTACATTCTCTAACCAAGCAAAAGTTTGAATAGTAACAGTTGGTACACCTCCTACATTTGCATTAATTAAAGGTGCAAATACTGTAATAGTACAAGTTCCCATCTGACGAATATCATTAGCATTCGCAATAGTAACCCAATTTTTATTCCAAAAGAAAGGCAGTTTTAATTCTCCCCCTGATGAAGTACCCGGATTCAATTCAATCCCTGGCAATTGAGAATTATGTACTAAAGTTAAATTGGGATCTGTAATAGAAACAGGTCGCCTCGAAATATTTGAATATGCAAAAGGTTCATAAGCGAAACGACTCATCCCTTGTATAAATGGTGTACCATTTACAACAACTTTTAAATGCATATTTGCACGTAAGTATGCAAAACGAGAAATTTTATTTGTTATGGCTGAATTATTAATAAATTCATACCAAGGATCAAAAGAAGCAATTTCATCAGATACATTACTTGAACCACTCCATACAACTGTATTAATCTTAACTGGTCGACTTAAAAAATCGGCAAGAGGAGCAGTAGGTGTAGAATCCACTTCAGCAATCCAATTGTCTTGCTCACCCATATCAACCATCTGCCCCGCAGTTTGATCTGTAAATTGCATCGTAACTTCTTGTTGATTTTGAGAAGCAGTTTCAGCACGCAAATGCTCTGCTTCAAAAGTATTATTATTTTCATTATTATTTTGAGCGAACGATTATTTATTTAAGGTCACATGTTACGTTCTTAAATGTGCCCTATCTTTTATTGTTTGTAAGAAACATAAAACTTACTACATTTAAAAATGTATCGAGGGTTCGCCTCTGCTTTTTATTATTTTATATCCACACTCATATACACATAGGAAAAGATAAACTATATATAACGCAGTAAATATATAAAATAGAGAGTTTCGGTGTGATTATTAATCTTGACCTGATCTCACAGACCAATCGGGAACACTCTTTTCAGAATCCTCCCTAAATTTTCTGCACAATTCATCCCATTTTGGAGCAAAAGAACTTTTCATACAAAACTGTAAATTATTTTTAAAAGCTATATTCAATAATAATTCACGTTTCTGTTGAAAAATATCTTTCCCATACCAAAAATATTCGCGAATAGCGCAATCTATATTATCACAAGATTGTTGTTCCAAGGTTACACTTTTAGACTGCACAACCTTAGTTAGCATCTTGTGAATCGAACTTTCATCTAAAGGACAAGCATAAGCTTGTAGTTCATCCTCCCATCGCCATTTTCTTTTAAGAAAATTGGCATCATTAATGTGAATAAAAGGTACAGACTCTGATTCTTTATCAGCCATAGTATATTTTACATCTACAGAAGCTAAAATTTTTTGAATCTTTGTATGATCAAAGAATGTACATTTCTTATTCACACTACCAATGTTATCATCTCCATATGTCATGAGTGATACATTTTGTTTAAACGTATCAACCTCATTAGCAGGATTCAATTCATGATAACAATAGCGCATATATAGACTATTCACTATACTATTGATTTCAACAGTTAAAGGATGACCTGATGGATTTGATCCATAAAATTCAACCAAATCACCATTGTAATCTATGTTTGGAAAAGCTACATCATATGCTAAGTATTTCATAGTTTTAATTTGATCCTCACTAAAATTACCACTAATTTCAGCTAGATCTATTAAAACATCAAAGGCTGTTAAAATAAGGGTTGAACTCATACGTTTATCATACTTACTATAATCACCAGCGAAAATGCGATCTTCACCATATTTAGTAATATATTTATACATATCAGTCCATTCCTTACTCATAGCATTAGTAGACACTGCACATTCAAATGCATATTTATTATTTTTAATAAAGCGTAAATGTGATAAAAAATATTTTCTAATAACTATAGTCCAATCCATAGGTGCTCCAGTAAAAACTCGTGTCTTACCTTCAGCAATTTTATCCACATGTGTTGGTTCATCTTTTAAATTGCCACAAAAAATGGGATGATATCTATAACCTTGATTATAACAATATTCGATATCTATTACTCTTTTTTGTATTTCCTCATTAATGCAAACCCCATATGGATATAATTCATTTTCATAAGGAATTAAAAAATGATCTTTGGATTTTTTCCACGGACAACCAGCACTTGTTTTCCTATTAATTTTATCAACATATGCGACTCCTGGATATCCATTAACTGCCACATCTTGTGTATATACCATCAAATCTTTTAAATCTGCCATATTAATATCTCTTAAAATATCTCTCACAAAAGCATCTTTACACTTTTGTAAAACTTCACTTTTAAAATAATTGGCAGGTTTAACCATTTCTAAAGCTGATAATCTCCAAGGTTTCCAACCCTGCATAACAGGTTTATCAGTAACATCCTTATAACCAGCTTTGACAACATCATTATATATACTAGTTTTAACAACATTACTTTTTTTGTTTGGTCTAAAACCAACAAAACTACCATGCAAATTGGCTGTTCCCTCATCAATATATCTAAAGACCGATTTGTCATGTAATTTAGTGTATTCCCTTTTAACACTATCAGAAGAAATCTCAGGTTTGCCACTTTGAACCTCATTGCCTAAACAATAAGGCGTTTTATCTAAAAAGTCATTAATGATTTTTTGTGATAATGGAATACCAGCTGCAGTTTTATCTTTACCTGATACATGAATAGCACATATCATGGGACCATAAAAAGAATCAACTAAATATGGCGCTCCACAATTTCCATATTGTGTAGGCTGTTCAACCAAACCAGTCATAAACTGATCTTCATATTGAAAACCTTGTACTGGAAATTGTCTCAAACTAACATGCTGTATTTGACGTGGTTGTTCATGGCCAAAATCACTACGAAGTAAAATAAAACCATGTGCAGAACCTGTCATATTAATTTTAGGAAAGAGTTCCATAATGCTCTTCTTTGGTGGCAAAGATGTTATCTTAAGAATTGCTAAATCATTTCTTTCATCCCTTTTAATACTGTTACCATTTATGCGAAATTTAACCGTCTGTGAAATTCCAACAACATGGCCACTTTGGAAAATAGTCAATTCAATATCATCTTCATGCGGAATTGCATGGGAATTTATTAAATACAATTGACCCTTCAAACACAAAGCATGATTGTATAGAATAGCCTGTCTGACACCATTCTCTTTATAAGAGAATTGTATCATAACAGTATTTTTATAAACCATATCTTTAATGAATGAATATTTCCCTTTGTTTGATAGAGTCTGTCTTCCAATATCATAAGAAGTTAATTCAACACTATCATTCCACCAAACATTATTTCTTTCTTTATCTCGAGGTGTAGGTTCTCCCTCAGTTGAAATTACACCACCTTGACGTGGAGCTATAAAAGCTGCATAAGTCGTATATATTATGCGCAACACAGCTAAATTAGCCACAATAGTTAAAAAGAAAATATTGCGTGGTTTATTTATTGATTCTTTAAAACAACCAATATATGAAAATAATTTGTGTTGAATTCTATATGAACTATTTTCAAATATATAAAATACACATCGTCTATAAAATGAATACCTATAACAATATAAGAAAAAATATTTAAATAGAGGTAAACATATCATCATATAAGCTAGTGAAGTATATATATATTTACTTTGTTTATCTTGGCAATCACATGTATATTGTGGACGTAAACAGGTTTTACAAATTTTAATTTCAGCAACCAATGAATTTGATTTTAAAGCATTATTCTGAACTTCATCAAAATGTTTAGCAGTTTTACCAAACCATTGTAAAAAATCTTCAATTTGATCAAATTTTTCAACTGGTTCAGCCTTAGCTCTTTTATCCCCAGCTGGAACAATTTTTTTAATAGTAATATTCCAAAAGTTTGGAATCTTACCATCCAAATCGCCAATAAGAGTAGGATCTAACATTTTGCCATCAGAAGAAAACTCCTGTTTAATTGCTAAATCAATAATGTATGGTAAACGCCGCCGAACAGCCAATGGACAACTAAAATATGCAACTGCATTTAAATCTTCAGTATTAGTAGTTGCAATTACAAATTTACATTTTAATGGCGTACGTCCTTTATTTTCCAATTCAGCTTGATTTGGACAATAAGGGACATTATTAATTACTTGTAACATCTCTAAAAGTGAAGGATCACCTCCTGCACTATTGTTAGGATTAAGAAAACCTATATCATCAAGTAAAACACACCATTGAACAGATGTGAATCCTGACCAATATTGATCAACTGGATTACGTGTGTAAATATATTCTGATGTTGACGGCAAATCAAATATCTTAGCATAGTATTGATATAATATTTGAGTAAAACCACTCTTACCAATACTAGAACCACCATGAACCATAACAGAAAATGGTGCTTGTCGGCTTTTTTGAGCTTCACGTTTAGTTACCAAGTTATTTTTAATTATTTTTAAATCATTAACTTGTTTATTTAAAAATCTTTTTTCAATTTCACCTGAATTAGCATATTTGGCAATACATTCTCCAATATCAATAGCGTTAAATAAATCACTTTGATATTCAAAAATAGTAAAGCCATGTGCTTCAGGATCACCAAGGAGTAAAGATTTTCTTTTCAATTCATTAGTCTCTTCAATCCACTTAGAATATTCACTTTCCGAGTGAAAAATAGATTGTAGAGAACCTTCATTATAACATTGATAACCCATCTTTACTAAATATAAAATGGTATCTAAAATACCTACAAATAAATCTGATCCATTAAGAAACATTTTAATTATGTGATTTTCAAATAGTAAACTTAAATTTGCAAACTTAAATTTACTCTTCTTTTCAAATAATAAAACGAAACTTATGCAAGCAGTTATCATATGAAAAATTTTTTTTGCAAAATCTGTATTTTTAAAATTTTTATAAGTTTCTATGATTTCTTGTATAGAGGATAAAGGATATTGTGTCATACTCTGTCTCACACTGCCTTTAATGTTAAATATATGTTTAATATATTCAATACATTGTTTCAAATAAAACTTATAATCTATGCCCAAATCTTTAAGGGCTTTCCGAAGATAACCAATAACAGATGTAAATACACCAGTCCAATTCTTTGAATTCATAACACCACTAATTAATAGAGTGATATCCTCTAAAAATTCAATGGAAATACCAGAAGAATTATCTTCTAAAATATGTGTAAATTCATCTAATCGAGTAGAAAATCCACTTTGACATTTATTAATGCTAAAATTCTCCTCACACTCTTTAATGTGAGTATATAACTGATATCCGCCAAGCATGCTAACATTAATAATTAAGGAGTCAAAATTGCCAACTCCAAATTCCATCACATTAAAACCACGTCGCAAAGGACGACCATTTAATGTGACATAGATGTTATTAAAAGGAATATTTAGTTCCAAATTTTTATTAATCATAAAGACTTCACAACTGTTCAACAAATAATCAGTTGTATCATCTTTTGTAAAAGGTAAACGTAACTGATAATTCAAATATTTTAAAACAACATAATTTGTTTCATTCATCATAACATGTGGGTGAACACGAACTTGCATTCGCTTAATCTTATCATAAAGGGCTTTAGCAATGCTAATAATATCAGCATCTCTAAAATCACCATCTTGCAAAAGAACATTTGGCATTTGGAAATTCATTTTAACTCGTTTAAAAATCTTGTTGTGCTCTGGTTTTTTAAATGATGTATTATTTCTCCCGATCAAGGGATATCCTATTAACTTTATAGGAAAAGAAATCTCGCCTTTACGTGATATAGTATATTAAATACAATTTTAAATCTTTAATAATTTTAACAATGAGGCTAGGGTGCATATCATTAGCATACGGCTAATGACCCTCCAAGTATTGCGAGTGTGAACAGTATAACTTGCAGTGACTCTTAAATCTAAACGATTTACAATAACAGGGTTAAAAATTACTAAAACGTGATATCACTAATTTAAAATTAATATATAATAGGTGGTGGTAAATCCTTTTATTATTAATTACATATATGAAATTTTTATTTTACCAATATACAAATGAACGACGGAAATATCTAAACTATATTTCCAACTCTTCATCAATTTTTAAATTACTATGGGAAAATCC